TAGTCGATGTCGATGGTGTTGTCTGATAGCTGAGTGCCTCCGCTTGCTCCTGTGTTTGTTCCGTAGACCCCGCTGGTGTCGAGGGATGTTAGGATGTTTTCTACGGACTGAGCGGTAAGGGATGTGCAGCTAAGCCATGTCAGGTTGAAGACTCCATTAGTGAGGGATGCAGGGGACCAGCTATCGAAGAAGTTAGCGGGGAACGTGGTTAGGGAGGAGCAATTACGCCATGCGCCTTTGAAGTATGTCCCCGATGAAGTGTTGATAGCTGGGAAGGATGTAAGGGAGTTGCACTGATACCATGCGGAGCCGAAGTCTATTCCTGATGAAGTGTCGATCACGGGAAAGGATGTGAGGGAGGTGCAGTTATACCACGCGTAGCCGAAGGTCGTCCCTGATGAAGTATTGATAGCGGGAAAGGATGTTAGGGAGGTGCAGTTATTCCATGCGCTGCTGAAGGTCGTCCCTGATGAGGTGTCGATAGCGGGAAAGGATGTGAGTGAGGTGCAGTTATACCACGCGACGCTGAAGTTCGTTCCTGATGAAGTGTTAATCGACGGAAAGGATGTGAGGGAGTTGCAGCCATTCCATGCGTAGCTGAAGTTCGTCCCTGATGAAGTGTCGATCAACGGAAAGGATGTGAGGGAGGAGCAGCCTTGCCATGCGTACTCGAAGCGCGTACCCGATGAAGTGTCCAACTGTGGAAAAGATGTGAGGGAGTTGCAGTCACGCCATGCTTGGTTAAATTTCGTCCCCGATGAAGTGTCAATAGCTGGAAAGGAGGTGAGGGATCTGCATCTAAACCATGCGTAGTCGAATCTCGTCCCCGAGGAAGTGTCAATAGCGGGGAAGGGTGTGAGGGAGGAGCATTCACGCCATGTTTGGAAGAAGCTCGTCCCTGATGATGTGTCAATAGCTGGAAAGGAGGTGAGGGAGGTGCAGTAACTCCATGCGCTGGTGAAGTTCGTCCTACTTCCAAATGCACTCCTTGCCGCAGCCCCTTTATCAACAAAATACGCTTCGATGTTTGTTATCTCAGAGTCACTCAACTGCGAAGGCGTGATAAGGTATCCGATAACATTCTTCAAGAAACCGTGATTAGGTGTTGATGCCACCCCACGCGCTTGCAGGTCGTATTGCGTAGATGCATTAAGGGAGATGTTTGCGCTGTAGGTTCCCTCAAGTGTTGCCACGACGATGGTTCCGTTGACCGCTGAACCCGTTGTGAACTCATACTCGTCATCAACAAGATCCATCAAGAGATACGGCTGGCTTGCGTCTGTGGGGATCTTCGCGACAGCTTGCTCGCTTGCTGTGGTCTGGGTCGCGTTCGGGCCTCCGCTGACTTTGTTTTCCAATGTTGCGACTAGATCAGCTTCTTCCGCTGCCACATCACCCGCCGCAAGCATAGAGCTATCCATGTCAAACCAGAAGACTGGGTTGAGGGAAAGCGGGGCGAAGTCTGCTGTGCTAGTGACCCCGGAAGTCAACGATCTCGTCAAAGATTGGGTAAACCCTTGTGTTGGGACGAGCGTCCCTAAGCGAAGGGAGAGCTTTTCGTCAGTTCGTCTATTCTTCCGCATACCGGTCTACTCTTAAAGGATGATTGGTTTGATGATCACTTGGACATCGAAAGATGGTAATCCCGCTGCGTTGCTCACTTTAACACGAATGTTGGAAACAGGACTCGTGAACAACCCACCGCCACTAGCAGTCAATGTTGTGTCTGGTCCTACATCAACCCATGTATCCCCGATCTTGTGCTGAAGCGTAACGGAACTGCCCGAACTGAAATCACCCGCTACAAGGAAGGCGTTGGTCTTTCCGTTGTGTGGGTTAACAGCAGGAGTTGTGGTTGCGTCAAAAAAGGTATCACCACCGCCTCCTGATCCTAGTATGTTAGCGTCGATGTTGATGTCTGTTGATACGATAGCCATAATACAATTTAGTAGTTAGAGGTTTGTTTTGAAATTCCTAAACCACCAACGACAGGCCGGCGTTTAACAAGACTAGCCACACCCTTGGGTTTCCCCTGGGCTTTGGCGGGTTTATCTTTTGGTTTAACCGTCTCGGCTATAGCAGTAGGCGGTGGAGGACTCGCAGGAGGCTCCGGTGGTTTTGGCGTTTTAACAGACATGCACATGGTTTTAGTCTTCTGGGTGGAATGGTTTTAGATGGTTAGCTAGCTGGTCGTCATGAAGACGTTTTAGAAAGTTAACGAGATCACGCTTACCCCCATAAAAGTCAATCTCCCGAAGCGAATCGCTAGGGGAGAAATCCTTACTTGGAACACGTTCGTCCAAGAACTTAATCAAGTCTGTAGAGATAGGTGGTATATAGTCACTCATTGTTAACAGTCCTATTATGGGTCTGTTCATCTAACTGCCTTTGCAGATGAGCCAAAGCTCGCCATGCCATTGCCGCCCAGTCCCCCTCAAGCATGTGACGGAGAAGGGCATCAAGTTCATCCTTAGATTTGCTTTTATCCCACCATATATCCAAGGAATCTGGGTGATGCTGGATGTTACCCTTAACGGATTGCTTGGCGACTTCAACGAGCGCGTCCGGGAAGTAACAAAGAAGCCCCCTGTATAGGGGGATCATCTTGCGCTCCTCGGCGGTTCCTTCAATGTTGATGGTGTTATTCTTCATCCTTGAGTAGCTTTCGGAGTTTTGCGCGTTTCGCTTTGAGCCTTAGAATGGCTTGATCAAGAACGGCTATATCCTCTTTAAGTATCTGTTGGCGGGTTTCTTTTACGGTGTCCATAGTGTTATCTCCTTTGTGTCTTTATCGTAGTAACCGTCCCGAAGGATAAACGCCATGCGTGCATTGAGCAACGCTTCGTCCTCCCCCATTCCGGCTTTCTCATAAGCATTAACAACAGTCTGCCATTCCGCTCCCTCTTTATCAAGGAGCTTTTCAGCAGTCTTCAAGCCGATCCGAGGAACACCAAAGTATCCATCGGTGGCATCGCCAGCAAGCGTCTGGACTAGGTGCTGTCTGTCTGCTTCCTCCAAGGTCACGGTGCGAAGTTCATCCTTAAGGAAGTTATACCAGATGCACGGCACGGTCGCGAAGTCTTTGTCTCCACTAACAATAATCGAACCTGGTTCACCGCTTCCAATAATCCCAAGGACATCATCGGCCTCCAAGCGTTGCTCGTGTTGGGTTTCCCATGTGTCACAAGCCCAGTCCCTCAAAGCACCGAGGCCAAGTGGGGTTCTCTTCTCGCGCCTGTGGGATTTGTAAAGAGGGTTGATCTCGTGACGAAAGGTGTAGCGATCTGAGAAGACCATTGTTACCTTGTCGCCTTCCTCCTCGTCCACCATAAGGATCTCGTTGATGCAATCAGTGACCATAATGAAACAGTCCTTGAGATCCGAGAAGTCGGAGTGAACAGTGAAGATGTCATCATCCCACTTGATTTCTTTTTCGGCTGAGAACGCTGCCCTATAGAGAAGCATGTCGCCGTCGATGTATATTTTCTTACTCATAATTGTTAATGTGTTTCAGCCCAATTAGATCCTACCTTGTATTCACCGTCAAGACGGCATTTGAATTTCAACTCCTCGCCAGCCTTGGTGAGTGAATCACAGAACAACTTACCGAGTTCATCAGCGTGTTCGGGTAGACAGGAGAACTGAACCTCGTCGTGGATGTTACCGTGGAGTTCGTAAGGCAGCTTTGCGTCACGCGCGAAAACAATCAACCCCTTCTTCATAACAACCGCTCCACTTGCTTGTAACAAAAGATTCAATGCGGAGTGTGCAGAGCGACAGTGCAGCTTGCGACCATCCAAACCACCCAACCATGTCTTCCCCTTAAGGGCTTGCTCGATGCTTTTCAACAGGCGAGCCACGGCTGGGGTCTTACGCTTGAAGGCTTCCTTGATTCGTTTCCCTTCGCGTCTTCCTCCACCAACAATTTTACCAACCAACTCATCGCCTCCCCCGTAAAGGAACGCATAGATAAATCGCTTGGCCTCGTCGCGTGAAGGAAGCCCTGAGGCGTGTTGGTTAGCAGTGTGTATGTCACCCTCAAGGATCGTCCTTCCGTATGCTCCGTTGTCGTAAGGGTGAAGATAGTGGGCAAGACATCGTAGCTCCAAGCCACTGGCATCAGCACCCACCAATACCTTACCTTCGGTAGCCGTGAAGCAAGCCCTACATTCCTTTCCGTAGGTCGCTCTTACTGCGGGCACTTGTGAAATATTAGGACGGGTGTGAGTGCATCTTCCGCTGACCGCACCGTTTGTATTGATCTCACCGTGGATTCGTCCATCCTTCACCATCTTTAACCATGCGTTACGACCCTCGGCTACTTGCCCCAAGCGTTTAGTGATTAACAAATACTCCAATAACATCTCAGCTTGGGGAGTCCCGATGTCACGCAGAACGGCTTCATCAATCTTAGGTCGCTTCCCTTCGTAGGCGTTAGGCGTCCACCCCATGTTCATCAAGCGTTCAGCTATCTGATCACGACTGTTAGGGTTGAAGGGAACAGTCTTGGTTTTGTTACCAGTCTTAACAGCTTTATCCGCTAACACCTGTTTCAATCCGGCTTCCTTTAGGAGAAGCTTCAAGCCTCCCTTGGTAGCTGCCTGATAGGTTTTCCCGTCCACATCAACACTCCATCCCTTCGGTGTCTTCATCTCCTCAGTGGTAGCTGGGAACATATCTTGCAGTTCATCACGCATCTCTGCACGGCGAGCCATGAGAGTCTCAGTGAGAGCATTAGCTGCATCCACATCAAAGGGCCAACCGTTCATTTCTTGCACAGTCATCAACTCCGCGAAGTCATGCTCCAGGTGTAACATCTCGGACGAGGGCTTCTGATCCATGAAGTGTTTGAAGAGGGATGCTGTCACCCTTACGTCTTGCTCGCAGTAGTCCTCCATCTCTTGGCTCCATTGTGTCCAGTCCTCGGACTCCCCGTGGTCAGACTTCTGGTTGCCTAAGCGAAGACCCCATGCCTTAAGACTGTGGCGACCTCTAAGGTTCTTTGGGAACTCCTCTCCCATAGTCTTAACATCCTTTTCATAAAGGTCAGTAGAGATGACAGCAGACATGACCTTGGTGTCCACCACCTTGGCCTTGATCTCGTAGCCCAGCTTACGTAGTGCCGGCGCATCAAAGTTAATACTGTTGTGACCACAGATGTTGTGCGCTGAGTTAAGATAATCCACACCCTCTTGAAGATCCCCTTTGTGGGAGTTGAAGGAGCGCATGGAGTTGGTCTCAGCGTTAAACACACTGATGCAGTGGAGGGTTGTTAATCCCCCAAGGGTTGGCCAATGGTCAATCGCGTTGGTCTCGATGTCGAAGAATAGCATTTTTGTTTTCATAATTATTAGAGGGATTCAAAGTTACACTCGGCCATGCGTCCGGTGATAGGGTTAAAGGATAGGTTGTCGCACACTCCGGTCTCACCACTGAAGCGGTTCTTGAGAACACGGATTGCTGTAAGGTGCTTATGCTCAGTGTCTTGCTGGTTACGCTCCAAGCCCACCACCATGTCACTTAGCTGGGCAATCGCTGCTGAACCTCGGAGGTGCGCAAGGCTGGTGCTGGTTCCCTCTTCATGTCCTCGTCCATCCGAGGGACGCTTAAGGTGGCTCACCAGGATTAACGCAATGCCACACTCCTCAACCAACGCACGGAGCTTGGTCATAAGGTTATCAATCATGCGTCGTTCGTCGCCATCTTGCATTCCACTAACAACAATGCTGACATGATCAAGAACAACATACTCAACATCCATCGCCTTTGCCATGTGCATGACATGAGACAACAGACGGTCGGCATCAAGGCTTCCCCAATGGTCATATAACCACATCCTTCCCGAGCCTACAGTGTTGGTGTAAGCCTCATCGAACTCTAGGTCTTCATAGATTGACTCAGGGTCGAGGTGTAGTTGTTTGCCCATCTCCAATCCAACGATACCCAACGCAGTGCGCTCAATGGATTCCTCAAGGGCAATGTATCCCACGGACTTATCAGTGGTGGTGAGGATGTGATGGCAGATGATACGACAAATCTGTGACTTCCCTTGGCCCGACCCAGCACAAAAGGTAACAATCTCTCCCTTGCGTATTCCTCGGGTCATGTTGTTAAGACCATCGAATGGATAAGGGATGCTCTCGGTGTGCTTCGGGTTAACCAATCGCTCATGGATGTCAGAACCAGAAATAATCGCATCAGGTCTCCACGGGTTGGCTTGGAAGATCGCATGGATAACATCCTTGGATCTCTTGTTGGCCAAGCACTCGTTGGCATCCTTTAACGGAAGACGGGCGACCTTGGCTTTCCCTGCTGGAAGGATACCAACAACATCCTCTACGGCTTTACGACCTGGTTCATCTTCGTCGAACATTAGGATAACCTCCTCCCACTTCTCAAGCCAACGAAGGTTCTTCTTGAAGACGTTAGCGGCTGACTGACTGCCAGTCGGAAGGGAGACCACGGCATATTTGTTTTCCTGTATCTGGCTAACACTCAAGGCATCAACCTCTCCTTCAGTAACAACTAACTTCCTTCCCCCCATCGGGTGTAGGTGTTGTCCATAGAAGCGATCAGCAATCTTACCGAGGATCATGAACTGCTTGCCTTCAAAGCGCAGCTTCTGTCCTACCAGTTTGCGGTCATCGTTATAGTAGTCAGCAATGTGACAGCACCGTCCTTTGTATTCACCGATGTGATAGCGCATGTGGCGACAGGTGTCATGGGTTATGTGACGGGCGGGGATGTCGGAGTAGCGTCCGTTAAGGAACGTGTCATCCGTAGAGTGTAGTGGTTTGTTTATTTTCATTTCAATTTTCGTGTCTTCAGATGGTCGCTTGTAGGAGCCACACGAGTGGCAATAAGTCGAGTCATCTTCGTTGATGCACAGGGCATCGCTTGAGCCGCACTCATCGCACGGCAAGTGTGTTTTTTTATACATGGTGGTTGTTACCTAGTCGAACCAAGAACGTGGGATGCTATTCTCACACCAAAGGAATCCGTGCTTGTCACACCAATCTCCGTAGGTGGTCTTGCTCCGCTTGGTCAAGGTGTTAGATGCACGCATGAAGACGAACCTTATGTCCATCTCCGGGTGCTGCTTTTTTATCAACAAGTGCTTGGCACGGTCACTCGAAAGGAATCGACCCTTGGCCTCCAGCATAACACCATTCCCAAGAACAAAGTCGGGAGTGTAGTGGTGCTGCTTGAGGTAGCCGATCCGTTCGGTCTCGTAGCCGAAGCTGACCCCCGCACGCTCTAGTGCAAGGGCCAACCTCTTTTCAAATTTAGAACGGAACCTTGGCATCAGAACCGTGGTCATCGGTAAGCGCATCACCGAGATCTTCGCTAACAAATCCTCCATCCTCTGAACCAAACCCGAAGGCTTCGCCGCCACCAGGATTGTATTCAACAAGCTCAATGAGTTGAGCAGCACGGAGTCTAAGGGTGTATCCAACACCAAGCATCGGGCTGTTCCATGAGTGTGGCTCAACGGAAAGTCGGAACTTGGAACCGCTACCAATGTTGGGAGGATCGTTGATCTTCTTGCCGGTGCTGTCAAAGAGAGCGACCGAGAAGTTCAAGACACCTTTATTGGTTTCACGGCGAGCAATCTGCTTGGCAAACAACTCGTAGTCCCCATCCTTATTCTGCTTGAGTGGGGGTTCATCATGACGCTTGAGCTTCTTGCCGTCAGCCTCTTTGCAGTGGCGTTCGTATTCGGCCTCAAGCCAAGTGGTGATCTGAGCGTCAAAGGCATTGTAGTCCTCTTCACTCAGGATCAAGCGACAGCTAAACACACCGTTGTCATCGAACTTGGTGTCAGGTTCTACCAGTTTAGGGTAAATGCTTTTCCCTACTGGAGTGGTTAGCTTGAATCTTTTTTGGTTTTTCATCTTTTTTTGTTTCTTTCTTTTGTGGTTTCTTTTTTGTGGTTCTCTCAGCTTTAATTGTCTAGCTGAAAAAGTATTTGGAGTCCCGAAGGGTGTTAACATCAAAGGTTCCGTATTCGGGTAGGGGAGGTAGAGGCTCAACACTATTGTTTTGCCATTGTTCGGCAAGGCTTGCAAGAATATCTTTCGAGAACATGTCGGCAAAGCTGTCGCGTATCGACGAGGCTAATACATCGCAGTTATTACTGTGAGTGGCGAAGCTGTCGTGAATCATCGCAAAGTCATAAACACCCCGACGATGGGCTTCGTTAGTAGTTAACACCAACCCAGAAGCGTCCAAGCTGTGGACTACGTTAGGAGAAGCACCATTACGTTGCTTGCGGGTGTCGAGTTCATCGGTGCTATCCTTAAATCTAACAGCAGTGAGTGACCCGTGTAACCAAGTGGCGACCTTTCGGCTGACCTGCTTGCGGTAGTCTTGGCTTACCCGGAAACCACTCGGTGCTATCCATGTAAGTGGCTCGTCCTGCTCCGCTAAAATGTGGGCAATCTCCTGGAACCAATCCATTAGTTTCT